AGTTATATAAATAACCCTTATTTTATGACTCAAAATGTTTCTATTATTAAAAAAACTGAATATATACAAATGTTATCAATGCGTAGAATCAGTGAAAAACATGATTATATATCTAAGAATTATATTAGAAAAGATTTACAAAATCCTTTTATCAATATAAAAGGAAATAAAATTTATTTTACACAAGAGTCCTCGGTAGCGAGGAATACCTAAACAAAAGAACCAACGTTCAACAAAAAGGAGACAACTATGGTCGCATGGGATAAAGCCAAAGGAAAACAATCCTCTGGAAATCAACAAAGAAGAGAAATCGAAAGATTAACTATGAGTATCGGAGATACTAAAGTTAGGTTAATAGGTGATGTAATGCCTAGATACTGTTATTGGGTAGTCACTACAGAAGGTAAAAAAATGCCTGTTGAGTGTCTGCAATTCAGTAGAGAAACTGAGTCATTTGATAACTCTGCTCAAGACCCTTTCAAAGAAATTGATGAATCAATTTTTTCGGATAAACCTCAGTTTTCATATGTCTGTAACGTAATAGATCGTGCTGACGGTAAAATCAAACTATTTGATTTACGTTCAACCATTTATTCACAGATCGTAGACTATGCAACTAACCCAGATTATGGAAATCCAGCTGGGGATTCAGATGGTTATGATATAACTATCAAAAAAGAGAAAACAGGGCCTTTACCACAAAATGTAAAGTATTCTTGTTTACCTGCTCGTAATAACTCACCTCTTACTGATGAAGAAACAGCCTTAGAACTTTTTGATCTTTCAAAAATCTATAAACGTCAAACATACGAAGAGCAAAAAGAGTGGTTATTGCAGAACACCTCTTACTTCGCAGGCGATGTTTCTGATGAGTTTAAACCTCAAGAAGATGTGGATGACTTAGCATGAAAAAATCCCTAGCAGATATGACTACGGATAAAAAAGCACCAAAGAAATCCTTTGGTGCTTTTACAAACGTTGAAGGTAGTCAAGCACAAATAGATCTTAATATTTTGCGAAAACATAATATATTTTTTGCGACTCCTTGTTACGGAGGTATGGTAACGGATCAATTCTTTTTATCTATGTTTAGAGTATCACAAGACTTTATGAAGCATGGAATAAACTTTAGAATTACCACGTTAAGAAATGAATCATTAGTAACTAGAGCCAGAAATATTCTTACAGCCATGTTTTTAGAATCTGATTGTTCCCACTTACTGTTTATTGATGCTGACATAGAGTTTGATGCTGAATCTGTATTAAGAGCTCTAGCTTATGATAAACCGATTATGGCAGCAGCATATCCTAAAAAAGCACTACCAGTGCAGTATGCAATTAATTTTAAATTTATTGATCAAGCTACAAAGCAGATTAGAATTGAAAATGGTGCCGTAGAAGTATTAGATGCGTCAACAGGGTTTTTTCTAATCAAACGTGAAGTAATTGAAAAGATGATGTCAGAATATCCAGAGTTACATTATCGTAATGATTCTAATATTGATCCTAAGTATAATAAATATTGTTATTCATTTTTTGATACAATTCACGATCCAGACGATAATCGTTATCTTTCAGAAGATTATACTTTTTGTAGAAGATGGCAAAAGATTGGTGGGGAAATATGGTTAGACCCAAATACTAAGTTAAATCATATAGGAACCTATACTTTTGAAGGTGACGTGGGAAAAATTATTAATCGTGCGGATTCAACACAGTCTTAAATTAGACGCAAGTGTGGCATAACACAAACTGCGGAACTACGTTCCTTGCTGGGGCACTACGTGCCCTCGCTAACTCATATAGGCGAGTCGTGTTCAACAGCTTTTCAACTACGTTGGAAGCGTTATTCAATAGCTAATCACTAAATTAGCATATATTTAAAGGAAATGCAATGATAAAAATTTTATGTTCAGCTGATTGGCACATAATCCTTCACAAAAAGAAAGTTCCATACGATTGGCAAGTGAATCGATTCCGTGAAATGTTTAGAAAACTCATCGCACTTGAGCAAAGTTGTGATGTGCATATTATAGCTGGTGACATATTTGATAAAAAGCCAGAGCCAGACGAAGTCTGTTTGTTCTTAAGCTATATCAATTCAGTCACAATACCTACCTACATCATACCAGGTAATCATGAAGCAACTAAAAAAGGAGAATCATTTTTTGAATACTTTACTCAGGAGAACGCTATCAAAAATGAGAACGTTCATGTTTTTACTAGAAACGGACGTGCGAGTGTGGGTGAAGTTAGCTTTTGCTTCTTCCCGTACGGTGAGATGCAGAACAATAATTTACCACAATATGTCAAAGGGGATATATTGGTTACACACATTCGTGGAGAAGTTCCGCCTCATATATCGCCAGAATATGATTTTTCCCGTCTCTCCCCTTGGGGCTTGTGTTTACTTGGTGACCTACACTTTAATCATCGTTATGGCGACACTAACTGTTACTATCCTGGTAGTCCTCTAAATACTACTTTTGATCGAGATGCAACTCGTGAATATGGAATAGATTTATATGACTATCAATCAGATGGTACATATGTTAGACGCTTTCATAATTTAAATTTACCAAAGTTAGTTAGACGAACAATTGCAGCTGGAGAAGCTATGCCCGCAGATGCAAAGAATCATGTAATATATGAAGTTAAAGGGTCACTAGATGAGTTAGCTAAAATCGAGAACACAGAGTTATTAGATAAAAAGATGGTCGAAAAACCCGCAGATGACTCTACACTAGATTTAAAAGGTAAAACTATCTATGAAGAACTTGAGATATATTTAGACCATATAAAAGTAACTGACATTGAGACGGTGATGAATGAATATCGATCTATCGCTTAATCGTGTTTATTGGGAGTATGTACAAAATAAAACTCATCTTAGACCTCAGCAAGACTATTTGTGTTCATCTCTAATACCATGTTTAGGAGTGCGTGCAACAGTTCCAGTATATAAACGTAGAGGTAAGTCATTTTACCATGATTTAACTGGGCTGATAAAAGCATTTATACAGAAGTATCCTCACTTTAATTATGTAATATCTCTTTCGGGAGGGATAGATTCAGAAGTAACAGCTGAGGCATTTTATCAGTGTGGAATTCCTTTCAGAGCAGTTATACAGAGACTGTTTAAAGGCGCAAATGACCACGACATTATCTTTGCCGTTAAATACTGCCAACATAGAAACATCCCATTTAAGATCATAGACCTCTCTTTAGAAAAATTAAAGAAGGAAGTCATTCCTGATGCAGTAAAGCATGGGGAATTTACTCATTCATACTCTCAAATAGCTTTGTGTAACTTATTTAACTACATAGATCCTGCAAAAGAAATATTAATTAACTCAGGACACAACCCTGACTTTCATACTGATATAGGTATCGGTTGGTGGGAAGATTCTCCTAATATTGTAAAGTATGCGTTAGCAAAATATTATAAATTTTTTACATTTACTTCCCTTGAACCTATATTTTGTCACTATGCAGCTAATTATGACCATAGCCAACCAGGAGACAAGAATAATGACTTTTTGTATGAAGCGTTTCCACAGCTCAAACGTCGAATTAAGATGACAGGTTGGGAAAAGAGTGATAATGTAATAGGTGAATTAACAAACTTAATAAGAGAAGAATCTAACTTTAGATATCAATCATTTATTACGTGGGAAGAGTATACGCTAGCTTTTATCAGAAAAGTATTTGTTAAAAAAGGATTTGAAGGAAAATATTATGCCTAGTATAGAACTAAAAAACTTATCATTCTCTAATATGTTTTCATATGGAAATGATAATGAAATGAATTTACATAAAAATAGAATAACTCAACTTACGGCTCCTAATGGTAGCGGTAAGTCGTCTATAGCAATGATTATACAAGAGATACTCTTTAATAAAAATGTTAAAGGCATTAAAAAGTCCGATATTTTAAACAGATGGTCTAAAACAAAGCAGTGGTCAGGAAGTTTAGAATTTAGTGTAGGAGAAATAGAATATCAAATATCAGTTATTAGAAGCGGGGCACAAACTAAAGTTAAGCTGATCGAAAACGGAATTGATATCTCAGACCATAAAGTTTTAGATACTTATAAAAAGATACAACAAATTATTGGATTAGACTTTGAAGTATTTTCTCAACTTACTTACCAATCTTCTACAGACTTATTAGAATTTTTAAAAGCAACCGATACAAATCGTAAAAAGTTTTTAATCAATTTATTTAATTTAGAAAAATATATTCAAATAGGGGATAAGATAAAAACTAAAGCCACTACGACAGATAGAGAAAATCTTAAACTACAAGGAGAACTAAAGTCAGTTAAAGATTTCTTAAAGTATACTTCAATACCTGTTAAACAAGAAATGATAAGCGTTCCAGAGATAGATCCAGAAATACAGCAAAGAATAGGCGTCTTACAACTAGAAATACAAAGTTATACAGAAACTTGTAAAAAAATTGACAAAAACACAATGTATGTAAAAGAAAGAGATAGCATTGATTTTGTAATGAACTTGTTAGAACCTGTACCTTTTGAAGAGTATGAACTTTTAGATCAGCACAAACAAAATTTACTGATAACCCAAAACGACATAAAAAGTCTCAGAAGAGAGTTATCAGGTGTAGATGATAGAGACACTTGTCCGACATGTGGCCAATCAATTAATAACGATGAGGCTAGAAATGTGCGAATTGATTTAGAAAATAAGATTTACCAAGAGGAGAGCAGTGAGAGACACTATATAGGCATCGCAAAAAGTTTACAACAAAAGAAAGACCTTTTTGATAAAGAAAACTATGCCTATCAAAAGAATCAAAAAGCTATAGAAAAGTTTGAACAACTAACTCAATTAATAGACAATAATATTCCTAGAGTTTATCCAAAAATAGATGAGATACAAAATGAAATAGATGCTTGTACATTAACATATAAAGAGCAAAAAGTAGCCAGAGAAAAAGCCATTGATCACAATAATGGTGTCTCAGCACACAATGCTAAAGTAGATGCTCTACTTGATCAAAAAGAAGATTTTAATAATAGACAAGTTACTCTAAAGAATGATACAGTATCTTTACAAAATCAGATAAATTCTTTAAATATTTTAAAAAAAGCTTTTTCAACATCTGGGATCGTAGCCTTTAAATTAGAGAATTTAACAAAAGAATTAGAAATTACCATAAATCATTACTTATCTTTATTAAGTGATGGACAGTTTCAGGTAGAGTTCAAATTAGACAAAGAAAAACTGAATATCTCAGTTATCAATAATGGTATAGGAACACCTATAGAGACTGTATCTGGCGGAGAGTTCTCCCGAATACAAACTTCAATACTATTAGCAATTCGTAGCCTGCTATCAAAACTTGGTGGCAGTAGTGTAAATCTTTTATTTCTTGATGAAATAACAGGAGTCCTTGACGAAGAAGGAAAAGAGAAACTTATTGAGGTATTACAGACTGAGGGAAATCTCAATGTATTTTTAATTTCTCATGATTTTACTCACCCATTGATAGAAAAAATATCTATTGAAAAACAAGAAAACATAAGTTTAATAAAGTAAGGAATTACAAATGACAGAGGTTATTAAAAGAGACGGCGGTAGAGAGCCTTTAGATATTGAAAAACTACATAAAGTTGTATATTTTGCTTGTGAAAATGTAGCAGGGGTTAGTGTTAGCCAAGTAGAATTAAATAGTAAAATACAATTTTTTGATGGAATCAAGACAGAAGATGTTCAAGAAACATTAATAAAAAGTGCCGCTGATCTAATAAGTGAGGAAACACCCAACTATCAATGGGTTGCTGGAAGATTAATAAACTATCATCTAAGAAAAATGGTTTATGGACAATTTGACCCTCCACATTTACACGGTATAGTTACAAAAAATATAGAAAGAGGTTTTTATGATAAAGAAATCATATCTTCATTTTCTAAAGCAGAGTTTAATAAGTTAAATTCTTACATTAAACATCAAAGAGATGATAATTTAACTTATGCGGCAATGGAGCAGTTTAGAGGTAAATATCTCGTACAAAATAGAGTAACTAAAGAAATATTTGAAACTCCCCAAATAGCCTATATGCTTATCGCCATGACTCTGTTTCAACACTATGGTGAGAATAGAATTAAAATAATAAAGGAATATTATGATGCAGTATCTACCTTTGATATTAGTTTGCCTACTCCTGTTATGGCTGGCGTTAGAACGCCGCAAAGGCAGTTTTCGTCCTGCGTACTCATTGAAACTGCAGATAGCTTGGACAGTATTAATGCTACTACTAGCAGTATCGTTAAGTACGTAAGTCAAAAAGCTGGAATAGGTATAGGAGCAGGTAATATAAGAGCTTTAGGCTCTCCAATTCGTAGTGGAGATGCTTTTCATACAGGTGTTGTTCCGTTTTACAAGATGTTTCAAAGTGCTACTAGAAGTTGTAGTCAGGGCGGTGTTCGTAATGGTGCTGCTACTCTATACTACCCAATTTGGCATTTAGAAGTTGAAGATTTACTTGTACTAAAAAATAATAAAGGCACAGAAGACAATAGAGTTAGGCATATGGACTATGGCGTACAGTTTAATAAACTAATGTATGAAAGATTATTGAGTGGAGGTACGATTACCTTATTTAGTCCAAGTGATGTACCAGGATTATATGAAGCATTTTTTAATGACCAAGAGCAGTTCAAATACTTATACGAAAAAGCGGAAGTACACCCAAATATAAGAAAAAAAGAGATTCCTGCAATAGAATTATTTAGTTCATTTATGGAAGAGCGTAAGAATACAGGACGTATATACCTGATGAATGTAGATCATGCTAATACGCATAGTAGTTTTGATGAAAAAATTGCTCCTATTCATCAGTCAAACTTATGTTGTGAAATAGATTTACCTACAAAACCATTAAATGATTTTAGTGACGAAAATGGGGAAATAGCTTTATGCACTCTAAGCGCAATAAATTGGGGTAATATTAAAAAGCCTTCTGATTTTGAAAAGCCGTGTGAGTTAGCAGTTCGAGGGCTGGATGCTTTATTAGATTATCAAAATTATCCTGTTAAAGCAGCAGAGAATAGTACTATGAATAGGAGACCATTAGGAATAGGAATAATAAATTTAGCCTACTGGTTAGCAAAAAATAATACTTCATATCAAAACCCAAATCTTGCATTAATAGACGAGTGGGCAGAAGCATGGAGTTACTACTTAATTAAAGCATCTATAGAGCTAGCTAAAGAACAAACATCTTGCCCTTTATCTAGTGAAACTAAATATAGTAGAGGTCTAGTTCCTATAGATACTAGAAAACAAGATGTTGATGAGTTGGTTCCGCATACAGAAAGATTAGACTGGAATAGCATAAGAACTGATTTAAAAAAGCATGGAATTAGAAACAGTACTCTTATGGCGCTTATGCCTGCAGAAACATCTGCACAAATTAGTAATGCTACTAACGGTATTGAGCCTCCAAGAAGTTTTGTTAGCGTCAAACAAAGTAAAGATGGAGTTTTAAAACAAGTAGTTCCAGGTATTCATAAATTACGAAATAAATATGAATTATTATGGGATCAACAGTCCCCTGAAGGCTATCTTAAGATTATGGCTGTTTTACAAAAATATATTGACCAAGGTATTAGTGTAAATACAAGCTACAACCCACAGTTTTTTGAAGATGAGAAAATACCAATGAGTCTTATGATTCAACATTTATTAATGTTTTATAAGTATGGAGGTAAACAACTATACTACTTTAATACAAATGATGGTCAAGGTGAAATTGATGTTAGTAAACTAGATAATTTACCTGTCGAAGAAATAAATAATGAAGAAAATTGCGAAAGCTGCGTACTATAGGAGATATAATGTCAGTACTAAATACAAACAAATTTGATCACACAGAGAAGAAAGCGTTTTTTGACGGCGAGTTAGGTATGCAACGATACGACACTGTTAAATATCGAGCTTTTGATAAACTTACTGATAAACAGTTAGGTTTCTTTTGGCGTCCTGAAGAAGTAGATATTTTAAAAGATGCAAAAGATTTTAAAGAGCTAAATGAGCATGAACAGCATATTTTTACAAGTAATTTAAAAAGACAAATACTTTTAGATAGTGTGCAAGGACGTGCACCTGCTGAAGCATTTAACCCAATCACTAGTTTACCCGAATTAGAAAATTGGATTACAACATGGACTTTTAGTGAAACAATTCATAGTAAAAGTTACACTCACATTATTCGTAATATTTACAGTAATCCAAGTAAAATATTTGATGAGATGATGGATATTAAAGAAATAGTAGATTGTGCAGATAGTATAACAGAGTGCTATGATGAGTTAATTGAAAAGTCAATGATGTACAATCTATTTGGAGAAGGTGAGCATGAAGTTAGTACTTTTAGAAATACGGGCGGGTTTAAATCTTCCCTTAATGAGAAAAATCAAGTTGGTATGGCTAAAACCATAAAAGTTGATTTGTATGAATTAAAAACTCTTTTATGGAAAACAATAATGAGTGTTAACATACTAGAAGGAGTAAGATTTTATGTATCTTTTGCTTGTAGTTGGGCATTTGCTGAACTTAAGAAGATGGAAGGCAATGCTAAAATTATTAAGTTTATTGCACGAGATGAGAATGTCCATTTAGGAAGTACTCAACAACTTTTAAAACTCTTACCTAAAGATGACGAAGATTTTATTAAGATAAAAGAAGAAACAAAAGATGAATGTGTACAAATGTTTATAGATGCTGTTAATCAAGAAAAGCAGTGGGCAGAATATCTATTTAAAGACGGATCAATGATTGGACTAAATAAAGAACTTTTAGATAATTATATTGAATGGATTGCAAATAAACGTATGATAGCTGTAAACATGAAATCACCATACACAGTTCCAAGAGCTAACCCACTACCATGGACACAAAAATGGATTAGTGGGTCAGAGGTGCAAGTTGCGCCGCAAGAAACAGAAATATCCAGTTATATTATTGGAGGTACTAAACAAGATATCACACAAGATAGTTTTAAAGGGTTTTCTTTATGATAGATTTAAATAAATATAAAGACTTCGTAAAAGAAGTGACTTCTGAGGAGTCAAATGATTGGGCATACACACAAGCCCGAATGCATGAATTAAATAATAGTGTTAACATATCGTTATTACTAACAGGAGCAATAGGTATTGCAAGTGAGGGTGGAGAGTTCTCAGAAATAGTTAAAAAAATAACATTTCAAGGTAAGCCTATGGATGAAGATACAAAATTTCATATGAAAAGAGAGTTAGGAGATATCATGTGGTATTGGGTTAATTCTTGTAGAGCTCTAGACTTAGACCCGAACGAAGTAATCGCAGAAAATGTAGAAAAATTAAAAGCTAGATATCCAGGCGGTGCATTCGATGTTCACTATTCAGAAAATAGAAAAGAAGGCGATCTTTAATGGCTAATGCAGTAGTATGGAGTAAAGAAACCTGCGGGTTTTGTGATCTAGCGATCAAAGAGCTAGAACATAGACATTATAATATTACAGTTAAAAAAATAATAGAACCAGCAACTCCAGAAGAGAGTAAGGAATTGATGTATACTAAGGAAGACTTATTAAAAGTCGTCCCCAATGCTCGCTCAGTTCCACAAATATTTCTTGAGGATAAATACGTCGGAGGCTATACTGAATTAATGAAGCATTTTGCTTCAACTTAACTAGAAACAGGAGATTTTTTATCCCCAACGGTAACGGTAATGGTAAACACCATTTAAAACGAGTCAGAATCGATGACTTACTAACTTTCTCACCTATTACAAATAATCAAGAAATTACGTATAATTCTTATAAAAATGGAAAACATCTATTATTACATGGAATTGCAGGAACTGGAAAAACATTTTTAAGTCTGTATCTTGCTTTAGAAGAAGTTTTAGATCCATCAACAGTATACGATGATATATTTATTGTAAGGTCAGTAGTTTCCACCAGAGACATTGGTTTTTTACCTGGAGACGAACAAGAGAAAGTGTCTATTTATGAGGCTCCTTACAGATCTATTTGTAGAGAGCTATTCGGATTAAAGGATGCTTATGATTCTTTAAAACAACAAAACAATGTTAAGTTTATGAGCACTTCATTTATAAGAGGAATTACTATTAATAACGCAGTAATTTTAGTTGACGAGTGCCAGAATTTAAATTTTCATGAACTCGATAGTATAATTACTAGAGTTGGTAAAAACAGTAAGATAATATTTTGTGGAGACTATACACAAACCGATTTAACAAGAGAAAGTGATCGCTCAGGACTTTTAAATTTTATGAAAATCTTGAAAGGTTTAGATGATTTTGTAACGGTTGAGTTTAAAATACCTGATATTGTTAGAAGTGATTTTCTAAAACACTATATAGTAGAAAAATATAAGTTAGGATACTAAATGTTTGAATATAAATGTAAATTAATAAAAATTATAGATGGTGATACAATCGATGTTGACATAGATCTAGGTTTTGGAGTTTGGTTACGTAACCAAAGAATTAGAATGTATGGAATTGATACACCAGAATCACGAACTCGTGACCTAGAGGAAAAGAAATATGGATTAGCTGCTAAAGCTTTTTTAACTGAAATGTTAGATGATTCTCATCTCATACTAAAAACACATAAAGATGAGAGAGGAAAGTTTGGTAGAATACTTGGGGAAGTTTGGAGAACCACAAATTTTGCTGATCAATCAATAAATGACTATATGATAGAAAAACATCATGCAGTGGCTTACTATGGTCAATCAAAAGATGATATAGCACAAAGTCATCTTGAAAATAGAAAATTAGTTTTATTAAGATAAAAATGATTATTAATATGATAACAGTGGGGCTAGTAGCATTTTGGGAATGCGCCAGATTTACTCTGGAGATGGAGGTTCGAATCCCCCAGCTCCTCCAATGAGAATAGGATTTTTTGGAACATCGGAAACTGCTTGGTATGGTTATCCTTACCAATGTCTTGATACTAAAAAAATAGCATATTCATGGAATGATTTAGTTTGCAAGTATTTTAACGCAGAACAGTTCAATAAAGCAGTACAACAAGGAAGTACTGAAAGAGTTCTATACGAACTAAAGAAATGTAAAAAGAAATTAGATCTTGCGATAGTTAACTTTAGTAGTTATAAATTTACATACTTGCCTACTTGTGCTATTGATTTCAAAGTTGATGATACTATACTTAACAGAGCTGAACAAATATTTGATTATAAGGGTACACAACCTGGTCTTAAATTTAGTAACCATAGAAACCTTTGTAACCAGTTCAAAGATAAACAAGAATTTATAGAACTATGTAGTTTATATAAAAAATATCTTTATAACTCTGAAGCTCAAATAAACAGACAAGCAGGAACACTATTGCAAATTGATATGTGGCTAAAAACAAAAGGCATAAAAACTATGTATTTATGTCGGCCAAAAAACATACCCCCATGGGTTTCTTTAAATGCTGGTAAAGTATATGACTCCATGAATATAACTGCAGAAGAACATAGAAAATACAATAATCTGCCTAATAATATATCTATAGAGGGTCAGAGATTAATTGCAAAATGGTTAATAAAAAGGATTAAAGATGACGCACCCTAAAATAAGTTTCATTTTAACAAATGAGTATAAAAGACAACAAGATACTGTTGAATTAATAGCAAGTGAGAACTTTGCTAGTGAAGCTGTAATGAATTTGTGTGGTAGTATATTTACTAATAAATATGCAGAAGGATATCCAGGAAAACGTTATTATAACGGTTGTGAACAAATGGATGAAATAGAAAATTTAGCTATTGAATCTGTTACTAAACTGTATGATTGTTTGTACGCAAACGTACAACCGCATAGTGGAGTAAATGCAAACACCGCTGTTTATCAAGCATTAATGAACCCTGGTGATATTATTATGGGTATGGATTTAGCAAGTGGTGGACACCTTAGTCATGGCGCTCCTCCTACACTAAGTGGTAAATTTTATAAGCCCGTTTCATATGGTGTTGATGAACATGGATTGTTAGACTATAAAGAGATTGGAATATTAGCAGCCACACATAAACCTCAGGTTATAGTAGCAGGTGCAAGTGCTTACCCAAGACATATTGATTGGAAAGCGTTTAGGGAAATAGCAGATATGGTTGGAGCAAAACTCGTATGTGATATGGCACATTATAGCGGATTAGTAGCTGCAAAACAATATCCAAGTCCATTACCTTATGCAGATGTTGTTACTAGTACAACTCATAAGACATTACGTGGTCCTCGTGGCGGTATGATACTTTGGAATGATAGTCGTTATACAAAAAAGATAAATAGTGCTATCTTTCCTGGCACACAAGGTGGACCACTAATGAATATTGTCGCTGCCAAAGCACAATGTTATTTAGAAGCTCTTGAAGAATCCTTTACAGATTATATAAAACAGGTTATTGCAAATGCAAAAGCCATGTGTGAGGTATTTAATGATAGAGGACTTAAAATTCAGACCAATGGCACAGACAGTCACATAATTCTTGTCAATTTAAGTGATAGTAAGTATAGTGGTAGAGAGGCTGCAGATAAATTAGAAGATAATGGTATCACTGTTAATAAAAACGGTATACCTAATGATCCACGTAGCTTTATCGAAACAAGTGGATTCAGACTTGGAACTGCCGCAGAAACTACTAGAGGACTTAAAGAAGCAGATTTTAAAACTATAGCACATAAGATCTGTAATTTACTTGATAAGTAATGGCACATAATAAAAGTAAAGCTAAAGGCTCAGCCTATGAGCAAAAAATAGCAACTCGTCTAACTTCAGAGTTTAAAAAAGAGTTTAGACGAGTCCCTTTGTCTGGAGCAATAGACTACTTAAAAGGGGACATTTGGACACCTCATGATACAGCATGGTGGCCTTACGCAATAGAGTGTAAACACTATAAAGATATTGAATGGAATAACCTACTAACTTCTAAAACAACAGATATGCTACAGTTTTGGAGGCAAGCAGTTCGAGAAGCTGAAGTAATGAAAAAGAAACCACTATTAATATTTAGATGGAATCGCTCTAAAGATTTTGTAGCATTTGATGATGATTTAAAAATTGACCTTTATATTGAGGTAAAATCCTTTGATTGTCACTTTAAAGTAACAAAATTAGATGACTGGTTAACTTGCATAAAAGAGCAAACTGACCTTGCTTCTTAGTTAAAAAATTGATATATTTAATTATAACTAACAGGAGATATATCAATGACAAAATCTTGGAATGACTTAGCAGATTTGCAGTCACCCGATTACGAAGCGTATAATAACTTACTATTAATTGACGCAAACAACTTATCGTACAGATGGTTACAAAGACCTAATTACGCATCTTTTGGTGCTGACTTCGTTCGCACTGTTCAATCCCTTTCAAAATCTTATGAAGCTACTAGAACTGTAGTATGTTTTGACTTTGGGAAAAGTTATTACAGAATGGAGATGCTCGATGAATACAAAGGTACGCGTAAAAAACCTCAAGATGAGGAAGAAATAAAAAAATATGAAGAATTTTTTGCAGTTTTAAATGATTTACCAGACCAACTAGACGAAGAAGTGCTTAAATTTAGAGGAGTTGAAGCAGACGATGTTTTAGCCTATATGGTTAAAAAATATGAACAAACTGATAAATATGATCACATTTGGCTAGTATCGTCAGATAGAGATTTATACCAATTAGTTAGTGAAAAAACTAGTATTTTCAATATATTCGGTAGACGTGAAATAACTAATGCATCAATGAATGATGATATGGATATATCACCTGAACTGTATCTTTTATCAAGATACATTGAGGGGGATAAAAGTGATAATATAATAGGCATTGAAGGAATTGGTCCAAAACGTGCACAAGCGCTAGCTAAAGAATATAAAACTTTACCTAATTTGATTGAAGCACTCCCTATAAAAGGTAGAGCAAAGTATATTCAAAACTTAAATGCAGGTAAAGATTTGTTAGTTAGAAACGAAAAACTTATAAACCTAAGACGATACTGTGAAGACGCGATTCGTGCAGGTAAGTATGGAGATGAACCTATTGAAAAACTTAAAAGTATGTAAAGTAAACATAGAAAAAAGTTCTCTAGCAAAAACTTTAGAAAAGGTATATGGAATTGAGTGGGGTTTTAGTCAAGAAACTCCATTAGATTCTTATCACCATTTAAGGGCTTGTTTAATAAAAGATATAACAATAGAGCCAGGAGAAGTATTACCCGTCCCAACAGGTATGTATCTTCAATTATTAAACCCTAACTTTATAGTAGAGGTAGGAACAGATCATGATCTTGCATACAATGAAGGTTTAACAATTTTTGACTCACCTATGCTTTTCAGTTATACGTTTAGAAATGAAATTTGGTTATTAATTAAAAATAATTTTAAAGAAGTACAAACTATACATCCGACAAAAAAACTAGCAACTTTTTCTATTCGACAATTGCCACAAATGGTAATAAATTATGTTGATCAGATAGAAGAATCTAATTTAAATTTTAGAACTTCAAAAAAATTTATTCAAGATATTAAGAAAAAAATATCACCTGATATTTATGATATTAAAAAACAACGGCTATCTCAGTTTTACTCAAGAGAAGAGATAGATAATTACATTAGGAGTCACAATGGAAGTTAAATTAGTTAGCTATACACAACCAACTGAAGAATGGAAGGAAGAAGGATTAGAGAATGTACAAGATCTTATTGCATTTTGTGCTAAAGTATCAAATCCAAATGCACAGATCAATACTGCTACCTCAGAAAAATTGCTCAATTACTTAATAAAGCACCAGCATTGGTCTCCATTTGAAATGGCGAATGCTTGTTTAGAGATTGATACTACTCGTGATATTGCACATCAGATCGTACGTCATCGTAGTTTTAGTTTTCAAGAGTTCAGTCAACGCTATGCTAATCCAAAAGAAATGGGTGACATGTTCACCTACGCGGACTGTAGATTACAAGATACAAAAAATAGGCAAAACTCAATTCCTACTGAAAACGTAGAACTACACTACCAGTTTACTGTGCAACAGGATAAAGTAATTGAAGCTGCTAAAGAAGCTTACGAATGGGCAATTGAGAATGGTATTGCCAAAGAACAAGCTCGTAAGGTATTACCAGAAGGATTAACCAAAACAAGACTGTACATGAGTGGCACAATACGTAGTTGGATTCATTATATTGAATTAAGGAGTGCAAACGGTACGCAGAAGGAACACATGGAGATAGCAAAAGCGTGCGGACAAGCAATAGCTAAAATATTTCCGTATACCTTTGAATGATAGGTTTACTAACTCAATACTATAGAGGTTTAGGGCACTCACAACGAATAAAATTTATTGCTGAAAAGATTAAAAATGATGTAGTAATTATTGATCAGTTATTTGAGCCTCCGTTAGAATACGATGTTCCACATACCGCTTTTTTAAAAGATTATAAAGTAGGTGACGTAAATAATATGTTTCAGTTTATAATGCAAGAAAAGCTAATAAATTTCCGTATTAAATGTTTTATCTCCGCAATAGAAAAATATAGTGTAAAGACTTTAGTATGTGAGGGATTTCCTTTTTGTCGTCATCAATTTGCGCATGAGTATGTTAGATACTTTGAAGAGTGTAAAAAAAGAAATATTAAAATTATAATATCTATTCGAGATTTTCCGTGGGACGAGCCTCATGATAACTCTTTACAAGATTGGGTTCTATATACACAGAATTTAATTTGTAAGTACTATGCAGAAAAAGTCCTTGTTCATGGAGACCCCAGTATTATGCCCCTGTACTCGGATAGACGTAGACAAGCTAATAGTACTGCAATTATAAATGATTTATCGGATAAGTTACATTATACAGGTTATGTGTGCGATGAATCTATGCCTATACATAAAAAGAAAAATAATATAATATATGTCAGCACAGGGCTTAATAAAGAAGAAGGTTTATTATTATTTAAGTACTTACTACCAGTAGCTAAAGATTTTAAAGATTATACATTTATTATGACGGTTGCAAATAGGTACATAAATATAAAAACTAAACAAAAAAATAATGTAATTATGACTGAGTATATTCCTAACTTACGAAATAAATTAATAGATTGTGCTGCCTATATAACTTATGGTGGATATAATGCTACTGTAGAAATACTTAAAAGTCGAATACCCTCTATCATAATTCCTAGACAAGACGGGCAAAAAATGGAACAATTTATTAGAGCGTACACTTTTGAGCCATACGGTTTCTATAAAGTAATAAATAGTCAAGAGCTTACAACTATTGGTAACACTTTAAAAGAGGTATTAAATAGTAAACCTAAAAAATTTAAGTTTAACCTAAACGGAGCAACGGAGTCAGCAAATGTCATTAAAAAAATACACAATGGATGATGTTAAAAAAGATGAAGTAATTTGGAAGAATCTTGTCGCCCAGAACGAAATAGCTCTTTTAAAAAGTTGCCTTAAAAGTAAGGACTATAGTAAACCGTACGATTTAGCAGAAAAAAATGCTTGGATTATCAGAACATTAAGAGATAAAAAGCAGAGATACAAATTTGATTCATGTAAAAATTTAGTGTTGATAGGTAGTGGTATGTACCCTTATTCAATGTTTGATGTTCATAGACAGTATCCTAATATTTATCAAATAGGAATTGAAATTGATAAAAACAGATGCGTAATCAGCAAAAAATTGATAGCAGCAAGTCCGTGTAAGGATAAGATTAAAATTGTAAATACTAATGCAATTGATTATGATTATTCCTGGTTAGGAATTGATGATTTGGTATTTATTTCTGTAGATGTAGATAGTAAAAAAATAATTGAAAAGATTATAAAAACGAGTAAGGCGCAAGTTAATATCTGTGCGCCTTATGATAAAACCTGGTTACGTAATCTTATTTCTTCTTTTTCGTAACTTTACGATTCTTTTTCTTAGCTCGTTTTTTGTATTTAGGCATTGAGCGTTTAAATACGTCAGGAGCAATACTCATTTTGCCTTTACTGTTTTAACAGTTTGTAGAAGAGGGTTTTTAACTTCTTTGATAGTTAAAGTGTCACCTTTACGATAATGCTCTTTAGTTTTTTTCATTTCAGCATCATCATAGGTTTCACGAAGACCATAACGGTTATCGCCAATAGTCTCTACTTTACCTTCTCCGATTCCACTTCCAAATGAGGTTCTAGCCATTTACTTCATATCCTTAATGACTTTTCCACCCATTCCTGATGTAACGTTTTCTTTGGCTGGGCTAACCATACCACCTGCGCTACCAGCAGACTTTGGACCACCAGAGACAAAGCCTCTAGCATCGCCAGAAGTATCCATAGTATCTGGACCTTGGTCAATATAACCTTTTGCATCTTTAAGCATTTTAGTTTGACCTAGCATTCCAGCTCCACGTGGGTCGCTTGAACCTGTAAAACCAGTTCTTTGTGTTCCGCCACCAGCTGCGTCACTGACTTTAGCATAACTAGCTTTTTGCTCCATTGGCTGTTTTGCTTTTTTATTAATCATAGCCATGATTTTTCTCCTTAAATAGAATTATTATTATGCAATTGTTGCAAGTATTGTTTCAGTTGAGTTACCAACGTTTGCAGTGTTTGGTCCACACAACATTGTTTTAATAGCTGTTGATGGAGTTGCAGCTCCTGCTGCTGTATGATATGCGTTTGCACCAAAAAGTGAATATGTTGCAAATACGTTTGAATTTGAAACGATTGCTTTATCCACGTCAGCTTGACAATAATGCATTTCAACTTGGTTTACGCCAAGCGCGTTAGCATGAATACCGTTATGAATAACAGCATGTTCTGCGTTAGTGAACTTACAGTTACGGAAAACAAGTTTTACGTCGTCATTACCTGATTTAGTAATAGCAGCGTTAGCACCTGCTGGATTTCCAGTAAGTACGTTATCTTGTCCTTTAATTGTTAAGTTTTCGAAAGTAATTGTGCCTGAGCAACTATCACTTAAAGTGACGCCAAGCGCTGCTCCAGCTGCACCATCAATAATTACGTCGTCGCGATCTCCCATGCCTTTAAAAGCAATGTTAGAAGCAGTAATAGAAGTTGGGGCTGCGTGAGTACCTGGGTATATTTGTATTGTGTTATCGCCCTGAGTCAAAGTTGTAGAATCAATTTCTGCAATTGTTGAAAAGTTTGAGTTAGGGCCACCGATGTTATAGACTAATGCCATAGTTCTTCTCCTTAGAAAGATTATTTATAGTATATTTTCACAGATAATCAATTATGTGTCAAAATTTATTTTTTACGTTTTATACGAGGTTTACCTGCCGCTCTAAGTGCGATTGCAACTGCTTGACGACGGTGAGCCTGTTTACGTGTGATACCTTGTTTTTTAGCAAGAGTACCGATACCCTTAGAACGAGCTTTAGAGGGGTTTTTCATAAGCTCTTTTATATTTGTTGAAATGGTTTTTTGAGATTTACCTTTTTTAAGAGGCATTATCTGTTTCTTTAACCATTTTAGCAGATGGAGGTGTCATATCATCTTCATCTACTGTAAAATTTATTGTCATTCGCTGATCATCATCAACTACAACAGGCTCTTCAGAGGTTTCTTCTTCAGAATTTTGTTGCATAGTATAAACTAAGTAATCTCTATCAGAATTAATATAAGCAGCTGATACAGCAAGTTTGTTAGTCCACCACGTAGGTAGTGAAGCTTCGCTATCATCAGGTAAAGCCTTCAGCATATCCTGACAATCTTCGATTATATTTGCGCACTGCCTTCTAGCAGAAGCAACGTCAGTATGACCATCTTTATTATTTTTCATGTTAGATTCCTTATAAACGTGGGTCTTTTGAAAATCTATTTTTTATGCCACAGTAGTTTTAGGAATACTCTTTGATTCCTTTTTAATTTTTTCTTCTAAATGACCGATCATAATTCTTCTCATATATTCAGCTCTTGCAAGATCTGTAAATGAGTATTCTCTTATGTCGTCATTTGTTACTCTGATAGAGAAGTTATAAAATGCTCCAGATTTTTTTATGCTAGAGGCACTTCCTGCTGCTATCTTTTTTGTATTAACTAAAGTACCAAACTTAGTTTCGATTATATTTGTCATAACACTCTCCCTGTTACAGTTAAGTGCGTTCCTTCGGTTTATAAACCTACTTCCGTCTCTTGTGAGATGAACGTTAGTTTTTTTTAAAGCCAATCGGTTTAGAATACTTTATAGGGTAACCTAAACCACGTTCTTTATTTATTAATTTTTCAATTGTAGAATAACTTAATTTTCGGCGTGTGGCAAGTTTTCTAATTCGTTCATTTCTGCGAATACCCCGATTAGGGAATCTTAAAAATTTAAATTTTCCTACTTTGCTCACTATTTTAGCTGACACGAGAAGTCTCCTTGCTTTTAGAGTCGAATACTACAGTTTCTCCTGTTATTAAGTTTTCTTCTGTCTTTTCTATTGAAGAAACTATTTTACCACAAGATGATTTACATAAAGAAAATGATCGTTCATAACCGTCTAAAAAATTTCTTAATTTATTCCAATAATCATAACTTATAATTTTTTCGATGGGAACATGAAATCCGTTAAACATACGTTCAAACTTAGGAGGGTAATAAAAACGTTTTTCACCTTGATCGTAGTAGTGTCCTCCCGTCCAACAACATCTAAACACAAGACCTTCAGGAGAAACATACCATTTACCCCAATTATCCCAAACACAATGAATTTCTCTTCGTGCTTGTTTATAAGCAGAGGTCTTTTTTGAATGAACAAACTTACCTGTAGAGGGTGCAAAAACATCTCTTGATGTTTTAACTGTTGAAAAAGTAGTAAATCCATTATCATTTGCTAATTTTCTTGCTTTTTCAACCTGATGTTTATTATGTTCAAATACAATATATTTCCAATGAACTTGAGGCCTGTTAGTAGCTATAATAGACTTTGCGTTACTAAAAACCTTTTCAAATTTAGTGTTTATACGATAAATATGGTGGGTGTCTTCTAAACCATCTAAATCAAAATTTATAATGTCTTTATCTGTTAAAATATTACCAACGTCAGTCCAATAGTCATGATTATGGATACCTCCATTAGTATGAATTAATATTCTAGTATCATGCTCTTTGACATATGAAATGATATCTCTAAATTGTTTATTCATTATGGAATCGCCAAAATTACCGTTAAGAACTAGCCATTCCATCTTTTTTAGTAATTCAGGGTAAAATAGTTTTTTAAAGTTATCTAGGGATATTGTATGTTTTTTTGCATTTAAATCCACTGATAAAGGCTTTTGACGATGGCAAGCAGGACATTTTGCATTGCATCTAAAAGTTAATTCTGTGGTGAGTTGTCTGATAGGTCGCATTAGGAAGGCGGGTATAGAGCAGTAATTTGAATGGCCAATCCTGACGGTAAAGAAGCATCAGTAATTGTTACTAATCCGCTTCCTGCAGTGTATATATAATCGTTATCACTACTTGTTGTTTTTGGTTTTTGTACTAAACCATCAATGAACACCTGAACATTAGATATAGTAGTAGGATTACTAGCAGGAGGGGTTGCTATGTGAAAAGTATTTGCTCCGCCACTTGTAATGACATTTGTTTTTTGAGTTAAACCTAATGCAACGTTACCTGACACAACATTAATATTAGCGTTTAACCTAGTAAAAGTAATAAAGTCATTAGCTGCAGATGCCGCGATTGATTCTTTAGCATCTAGCTGAGTTTGGATAGCTCCTGTTACTCCACCTAAGTATCCTAATTCAGTAGCTGTGACGGCACTTACTTCTATCTTACCAGAACCACTTGATGCTAATGCACGTGAAGCAGTTAAATCAGTAGATTTTACAGTTGATATAGCTCCAGAAACATTAGACCCTATTAAATTATCTAAAGTAGCACCATTTTGTGTTATAGCAGTAGCGTTTAAAGTAGCAGCAGTGACAATGCCGACATCTAAGTTAGACGCAGTAACAGGGGATAAAGAAGTGTTACTTGAAGGGTCTTTTGTGTCACTTAATTTAAATGTTTTTGCTGATTCATCATAGAAAATTGCAGCGTTACCTTGGTTACCTCTGTTGAAAAGTAACCCAACGTCAGCAGCTGGTGCGCCCGTAGCTGAATTAGCTAACATAAGCATACGGTCTTGGACAACCATATTTATGGAATTTGCAGTAGTAGTGTCTCCGTTAACAATCAAGTTACCTGTAACAATAACATCATCAGTGAAAGTGGTAGCAATATTATTTGCAGCTCTTCTAGCCTCAACAGCATTTAACTGTGTTTGAATAGCTGAAGATACGCCGTCTAAATGAGCAAGTTCTGTTGCACTAACTGCTGATACTGCGATTTTACCGCTTCCAGAAGATACTAAAGCTCTTGACACCGTTAAATCACCAGTAAGAACAGTGCTTATGGCACCAGCAATATTAGCGACACGTCTAGCCTCAACATTAGCTGTAAAAGCAACTGTGTTACCCACATTAGCGGAAACTATATTAACATTTGTTGTCTGTGCATTAACATTAGCTTGAACAATATTAAGATTAGCTTGAACAGTGTTAACATTAGCTGTTATCGTATTAATTCCAGCAACTTGATTAGCGGAAGAACCTAAGTGCTTTAATTCAATAGATGTATTTGCTATGTGTCTTGAAGTAATAGCACCGTTTGCTAGTTTCTCTGTAGAAATAGCATTAGCACCAACAACTCCTGATGTAATTCTTGTTAATGACATTTTTACTCCTTAGAGTCTGCCGCCTCTTTATCATCGTCTTCTAACTCTTGAAAAAACTCTGCTAAAAAGTCTTTTTTCTCAAGCGGTTCCTCTTGATTTTCTTCTTCGTCAAAAAATTCTTTTATAAAATCTTCAACTTGTTGATCAACTGTAGGCGGTTTTAATAACTCATCCCACAAACCTTGCACGCAGGCTCTTTCAACAAACTCTTTTATCCACTCAACGATCTCATCATCAATTGAGTCTATTCTTTCTAAATATTGGGTCTCTCTAACTTCGGTAGACCCCTTAAGTTCATAATACATACCGATTTCATTACCAACTATTAATTCATTAATTTTAGGCTCTTGTTCAGCAATGGCGTCAAGGGGAAAGGCTCTAGTGAGCATTGGACCTTTACCTTCAGTAAAATCTCTATACTCGCAAAACACCATTCGTTGATGCATTTCGTCTATATTAAACTTTATATATTTCATTTTTTCCCTCTTTAAGTTTTAATTATATAATTCATTACTACTAATGGTAATGTAGCTGTATGAGTATGTCCTCCAGCATTAATCGAGTTAACAACTGTTTGTCCTCCAGCGTCTTTTGCACCAACTGAAACTTCTAAAGTACCTGCTGTAATTGCAGCAGATCCTGAATCAGTTATAATTTGATGGGTACCTCTTAGTCTACCTGAGGAGCTTGCAATTGCATTATTTGCTCCTACTCCAGCTACTATTCTATCTGTTGTGTCTGGTACATTAAAAGTTGTTGATCCGTTTCCTACACCATAAGTTACGCCTATTATTGCAAACAAGGCTGAATAAGTTGTTCTATTTATTGCGGCACCGTTACATAATAACCAACCAGCAGGGGCTGATCCAGTTGCCCATACAATTACTGAGCCAGCTGGCATAAGTGGTGCTACGTCAGTATCTGTTCCTTGTATAGTAGCTTGTGATAGTAAATTCGCAGATATAGGAGCATATTTTGAACTTTGATCAAAAACACTAAGACCTGCGTCTTCGGCTACTCCTCCATGAAGTTTTACTAAGGATACATTTGATGTCGTATTAGCAGAACCCAATAGTATTGAAGTATTTGTACCGTTGGCAGAACCTACTTTTAAATGTGCATTTTGTCTATTTGCTGGAGCAGAAGTTACTACGTCTCCTGCTAAGTTTAGTCTATCAGCAGTAACACCGCCAACAGCAATCATAGTATTAACAACAGATCCATTAGTTGGAGGTATACCTACATCTATAAAATCAGCAGAAGTTCCCGCATTTGCTTTTACTAGGTATAGTCTTGCATTACCAGCTAACCCTGCATCAGCAGTAACAGTAGCAGTTAGCTCTCCGATCTCATAATGAGTAACATTAGCCATCATAGCTACGATACCGTTTTCTATACGATTCCCAATACCAGCTCTTGTAAAGTTACCACCTATTTCAGATGATTTTTTTTGAACTGAGTCTGAGATATATAAGGCAGAAACGTTAGAGTTTGCCATACGAAATAGCATACCGTCTTGTTCGCCAATAGTATCTCCTAAAGCTGAAATATTAGTAGTCGCAGGAGGAGATGAAGATTTAAAATTAGTTAATAGAGATCTAATTGCGTTATTGAACTGAGAACGAGCAGTATTAAGTGAGGTACCCGAGGTTGGTTCAATAAAGGTATTTGAATCTATTAGTGCCATTTATACTCCTATCGCAGTAACCATTACTGTTGCAGTGCTGTTTGCATTATATTCACCTGTACCGTCAGCTGCTACCATTCTAAAGCTTACAGACTGGTTTGAAGCAGCTGTAGTTACTACTATAGAAGGGTTTGCAACAGAATCTAGTTGTGTTAAAACTGCATAAGAAACTGCGGGTCTATTTAAAAAACCTGCACTTGTAAATGAAACAGTTTTGGGCGCACCGTCATAAGTAACTGTATCCGTAAAAGTTACTGTATCTTTTTCTATACTATACCTAAATTTATCAATTGTAAAGTCAAATTCATTAGGCTTTGAATTGTTTAGGATAATTTTTAATTGGAACTGTCTAAAAGTTCTTGAACCCGCTTGATATGCTTGAAAACCATCATTTACTGAAGATCCGACAAATTCACTTGTTTGTACTGCTCCCTCAGCTCTATCATTTGTGCCTGTTGAAGCGTAAAGTGCGCTATTATCTGCAGTTGTTGTTCTAATCAAAACTTGTGAAGAAACTGCCCCTAATGTTCCAGAAAATGTTTCAGCTGCTCCAGTATCAGAATATTGTGTCATATTTATTAATTTATAAGCATTTCCACTAACTGTAACGTTAGCAAACGCATTTGAACCAGTAGGTGCGCCATTAGCAAAAAAGGATGCTCCTAACTCAACGTGATCAGCATTAATAGTTCCAGCAATAAAAGCGTAAGCATTTGAATTTGAGTAGTCGCCTTCATCTAATACCCCACCACTTGTAAAAGTTCCAAAGCCAGAGGAGTCAAGACCTGACGTCAACCCAGAATCTGTAAATAAATCGATAGTGGTTGCATTAATTCTTTTAGCAAACAACTCTCTATTATTAATTTGAGTCATACCACCAACATCATGAACAATTACTCGTTTACCTGGAGACGATGTACTAGCAATTCCGTGCTCAGAACCACTTGTTGTCACTCTGGAAGTGGAGGCTTTAGTTATTGCAGTAATAGAACTTACGTTTCCTGTAAATTTACCTGTATTTAGAATTGCAAATACATTACCACTAGCACCACCTGTCATTAAAGTTTGGTTATTTGCATCAAATCTCGGATTAGGCGATAAAGTAGTATTTGCAAATCCAAGAACAGTTCCTAGACCTCCAAAGCTTGTTTCTTTAATAACATTAGAATTAGGGGCAGACGCGTCTGACACACCTGACAAAACTTCTTCAAACGCATCATTAAAAGTTGATTTTACTTCTTGTGAAGCTGTAAAATCCACAAAAACAGACCCAGTTACTGTTGCTCCAAAATCTCTAATTTTAGTAATATAAGTAGCGTCATCTACTGCTAGTAAATCGGTCGGTGATCCCCCTATGGCAGAAAAACCACTAGCTGTTCCATTAGAATTATCTGTCTGATTACCGTCAGCTACAACAGTTCCTCCTTGTGTAGAATCTGCAAAAGAGGGAAAGTTTGACTCACCAGCGTTTGTATTGGTAATACCAGTAAAAGCTACACTAGGAGAGTCTTCATTAAAAGCAGCTACCACAGTAGATCTATCTGGTCTAGTTGTTGTTAAAGTTATACTAACAACATCATCACTTAAATTACCGCTAGTATCACGAGTTCTAGCTAAATAAGTAAACTCGCCAAAAGTATCAATTGGAATAGACTTTCTTGCTGTACCTGCAGACACAGTTACTAAGGGGTCAGATGCAACAAAATTCTCAACGCTTGCAGTTATAGATCCTGGAGATCGTCTAATTACAACCTCTTTTAAGTCTAAGTCTAGTAAATCTCCTGAAGCTTGTCTTGGGTATTGCCACAAAAGAGTTATCTGATCAGTATTCTGACCTCCAGTAAAACTAAATATATTACTAGGTTTTGCTGTTTTTCCTATTATACTTTTAGAAATGCTAGCAGTATCTCCTCTAATGGATTTATTCAAAGGAGTAATTCTGAAAAGAATTGAGTTTGAGTCACTATTTAGACCTCTGTTTATGCCTGAAACTGTAAACCTAATTTTTCCGTCATCATCAACACCTGTAGCAGGAACTTTAACGGTATTGAATGCAGTTAAATCTGCCCCACCATCGTCACTTCCCACATTATCAATATTATCTAATCTATACGATATTTCATAGTCTGTTACTTGTTGTCCTACAATATGAGTAAACGCACAAGTTGCCCTGATGGCAACTCCACCAGTTTGCTCACGATATAAAGATTCAGAAATAGCTAAACCAGTTACTTTTCTGATTGGAATAGTTGAGACAGTAATTGATCTAGTGGTCGTAGGGCTTAATCTACCTAATACATTTCTGTTTCTAGCGCGAATAGATGTTGTTCCTACATCTAAATCTTGTACTAGGCCATTTTCTGCTAAGAAAAGTTTTTCAAATTCTCCACCTACTTCTACATTATAAATTCTATTATTTCCTAAATTAAATATACTAGGAGTACCTGTAGTGCTAAAGTCTACTGTAGCAGTATTTCCTGAAATATTGCCTAAATTACCACTTATGTCTGGAGATATATTTACAAAACTTAGTCCTATTGCATTGATTGTTGGACTCTCTGATAACTCAACTCTATAAATAGAATTTGCAGTTAGAGCAGCGTTATAAGTAGGACTAGCAGGATCAAAAGAGGTCTTTGTTACACTATAGGTGTTATTAAAAGCTAATTCCACATTATCACCAAGTTCAATTGCTGGAACAGTATAGTGATCAATCTTTGTTCTAAAATTTACTTCACTAGATAACGGAGTATAATTAATATTAGCCTCTCTAGCATTAGTCGAATTAAGATTAACGGTAAATTGTGAAGGTGTTTTTTCAATGCCATCTACAAAAAATTTAACAAACTCAGCTCGGCGAGGCTCGACATGGAGAGGTATATCATTTACAACTCCGCTTGTTAATGTACCTGTATTTGATATTAACATCTCAGAACCTCCCACATAAAAACTATTATTTGAGTAGAATCTAGAATCTAATAATTGATTAATTCTTATAAAGAAAGGAGCATCAGGGAGTTTTTCGATAAATTTTAAAGACCCTGTTCTGGTATTTTCGAATTTTATGGTATTAGTAGATTTATCAAAATCTTTTATTTCAACTGCTAATTCAACAATATCTCCAGCAAAACCAGGAAAATCTTCTGTCCCTTGTACAGCACTTTTTTCTTTAACAGGTACCGAGATAAAGTCTGTGCCTTTTAAGTTATTAAAAACTGCAGGATTATCATTAACTTCTAATATATGTTTAAAAAAGTTTTCATCAAATGCAACATTTAACCCTTCAAGAGTAAGTTGAACATTACCATCTAGTGTTCCGCCTACTGTATCCACCTCAGAAACAGCGTTACATAATAGTCTAATTTCTCCTGCTAAACCAGAAAAACCATTTTTACCTGATAATTTAGCAGGGATAGAAGTATTTAATTCATCATTAGCAACAATATTCAAGACACCAGAAGACGTAAAAGTATTCATGACTCTCGTAGCAACGTCAGGTTTTGATATAAAAAACTCTGTACGTAAATCTTGGTTATATCCGATAAGTTCATTTCTAACTTGCAGTTGCCCATCAACAACAACTGAACCATCTATACGTTCTCTAGGTACTGAATTAAAAGAAAATACAGGAGATGGAGGTTGTGATAAAGGAGAAATAATATCAGTATAAGCTGTAGGAGTGTAGTCAATAAAAGTATCAGAGTCAACGTAAACATTAGATATATATTCTATACCCGATAAAGTCACTTCTTCTTCATCAGGTTCTCGATCAATAGAGGTTATTTTAAATAATTTACCTGCTTTATTAGTATAAAAATTATTTGGATTTTCAATTTCTCCAAAGGTCCAGAGATCTCCTTTTACGGGTGCGATAGTAGAAGGAGAAAAGTTAGTAATGTTTTGAAACTGTTTTGATTGTTTATTAAATTTTGCAATAACGTTGATTTCAGCACGATCAAACCCGCTCGTAACATCAACATTAGATAAAGCAAATTTTGTATTACTTACTAAGTATAAATCCACTCTATCATCTTTCATTTTAATTACTCTAAGAGCTAGAGGTCCAGAGTTAGCTGTAAAATTAGTTGACGCCAGCGATGGTGAGCTAAAATGTTCTAAAAATATGTTTGCATTCGATCCTGCGCCAGAGGAGTCAGAATTTGCAGAAATTTTTCCACTAAATCCATAGGCAATTCCAGATAGTTGCTGAGCAACAGATATTACGTCTCCAGGAGCTAGTGTTAAAGCGTCAGTACTTGTTGTAAAAGTTACGTTTCTACGTAAATATCTTGACGCTGCTATTTGATATTGTGCAAACCTTAGAGCTTGACTTCTTCTCGTAACTCCTGGTAAATCAAGAGATTGAACATTTTTAATCACATTTCTTTCGGCACCGTCATTTGCATCTGCAGTATCAACTCTTACAACTTCTCTTTTGTAATGGTTAGAAGGATCAACATAACTAACATCAACTCCAGAAATAACGTCACTTTCTTTAGTTCCAGAAATCACAAGCGAACCTGTTTTTATATTCGTTTCATTAAAGACCATGACAGGATATTCATCAGGCATATCAACTGCTAAAGTTAATTTTCCTAAAGAGTATACTAATGCTCCTCTAAAAGTAGAACACATGGTGTTTAACATGTCCATAGCCTGACTGTCGTCAGCAATACTAATATTAAGAGTAAAACGCCTTTCTTTAATCTTCGTACCAATAGGTGAGCCTATTAAAGTATTTCTTACTCCTGCAAAATCTAATCTAGGTTTATGTCGGAAAGTACCATCAGCTTGGCCATCTACACCTACAAACTTGCCTGTAATAGCGTCACAAGCATCACAATATTGGGCAACTTGAAAAAATTTATATTTATCGATGTTATCTTCAGGAATCCCTAAACCATAAGTTGAGTTTGTAAGTATGTCATAGACTATCCAAATAGGGTTTTGAGTCCACGAATATACGAATGTTCCATCCCATGTACCAACATAAATTTGGGGTTGAGATTGTGTTTGGACAGAAGTTGAATTCTGTAGTCTATACCCATTGCCTGTTCTTTTAGCATCTGAGACTTCAACCTCTCTCCAATCTATTTCTCCATTCGTAAGAGTGGGCTGATTATAGTTTGAAGGAACTTTAACTAAAAGACCCTTTACTAGCGAAGTAAAATTAGGAACCCCGCCTTGATGCTCGTCAACAGCTTTAAGTGCATATCCAACCACTGCTGTTCTAGGATACGCCTGCTTTGAATTTTCAATTTCAGACCAGCTTACAAGCTGAATTGCTTCAGACACTCCAGAACTTGAATCATCATCGGAAGTTTTTTCTACTGTAAATCTATAACCACTAATATCTTTATTAGCATCTGGAACTACTATTTTAACGTTAAATCTAAAGGGAGTGGTAGTTTTACCTGAAATTGTTCTTTCTATAGAAGTTATAGTATCAGTACCTAAACTACCTGTTAAAATTCTTCTTTTAAGTGTTATCTTAATTGATATAGAGTGATTTTTAACATCACCCTTTTTGGTAACTTTTTGAAGTGATGAGATTTGAAAATTAAACTTTATAGCATCCCAATCATTTGCTGAAGTTTCTTGGTCTGTGACTTTTACAGAGGGTACTCCGTCTAGATTTCCTTTTTTCAAGGACACAGGAGACGCAAAAGATTGTGGAGTTTGTATAGACTCGCCAAAGACAGTAAGAGGAGCTTGACTAGTCGTTCCTGTAGTAGATAAAGTAACAAACTTATCCCCATCAGCGGTATTATCTGAAAAGTCAATAAGATCATCAATTTGGTTATCTTGTATTTCAATATCTTGAGGGCCATTAGGATTAATGCGATAAACAGGCCCTTCGCCTAACCCTGCAGTAATAAAAACTATATCTGTCGAAAATAAGGAGTTAGGGTCTTCACCAGCACCTCCACCTCCGCCTTTACCGCCTTTTGCTCCTCCAATGACAGGAACTACTTGATTTTGATAATTTAAAAAACGTCTAGCCATTAGAATTTATCCTCAACCTTTATAATATCATTTTTACCGTGCTCATCAGAATCTACATAACCACTTAACATTTGGCCAGCAACTCTAACTAATCCATATTGCAAAGGAATAGGGGTTCCAGATTCTGTTGTATTAGTTAAATTACCGAACATACCGCTTTGTCGAGTGCTTTGGTCTGTTTCATTCTTTTTTGGTTTTTTAGTAAATAAACTTGTCACCAAACTCATAGCTAAATTACCTAGCATAGATCGAGCAAATGAAGGCATTTTTGCTAATGCACCCATTAAACCTCCTCCTCCACCAGCCAATCCACCTTGTATGGAAGCAGAAGCGACAGCACC